CAAGAACCGGTTTGTTGGTGAGCTGATTGTAATCCGATGTTCCGAATGGCGTCGGAGGGCCCCAATCACCGGACGCATCGGACATTTTGATGAACAGAACCGCAGTCGTGATCTCGTCGCCGTCGCCATCCGTCGAGAAATAAGCAAATCCGCCAAGTGCATCGTCATATACCGAACGCCCCGAGAACGGGCCGCGCGCATCGGGCATAAAACTTGTACCATCGGCACCGCGCTCCGCAAGAAGCCGCCAATATGCGTTCTCCGTCGATGGAAGGAACGGCGGCGCATGTCCGCTGGACGACGTCGCGTTGATATAGATCCATGACGACCCGTCACGCGTAACGACATCGCGCGCAGAATATTCCGTGGCGCCTGAATATTCTCCGCGAGCAGACACTGACCGTCCCGGTTCGGCCAAGAGCGTCCAATAGGAATTAGATACTGCCGGGAGTGTCGGCGGCGCGTGCCCCGTCGAGGACGGCGCGATCAAGCTCCATGTCGCTCCGCCATAGCTGACTGTGTCTCCGAAAGTGTAAGTCTCAGCGCCGCTATAGGCGCCGCGCGCATTAAGACCAGCATTGTAAGCCGTCGGAGAGCCTGCGTTGTCTGTTACGACGACCCGGCACGTCCCGCTGCCCGTCTGCACGAAATAGATCATGTCCTTTTCGAGCACTCCCGGCAGCGCCTGGACGCGTGCGAGGCGAACTTGATTCATACCCATGCTCATGACCCCCAGTCATCTTGCACCAACGCTAGCCCGAGAGAGCGCGCGGTCGTTTCGGAATCGGAAGAGAAGTCGGTTGCAACGAAGCCCATCGCCGTCTGCAGCGGGAAGCTTTCTGCGTCTGTCGAAAATCCCGTCGTCGCCCAGGGTGAGCCGAGCGCCGGCGTATAGCCCCTGATCAGGAGCTTAGGATCGTAAGTTTCCGACATCAGGAGATCGCCGTCGTGTATTCGATGACGGCCATGCCGGCGGTGCCAGCACTGCTATCGCCAGAGGGTGCACCTGCCGAAGAGACGGCATTGACCATGCCGGATGAGAAAGGCCCGATCCGGGAGATATTGCTCGTAAATTTGAGCGCAAGGCCGTTACTGCCTGAGGCAGAACTACTCGTGCGAGTCTGCCCAGCGTAGTTGAGATCACCCCCCGTTGCGACCCCGCCAACTCCGTTGGTGGCATTTCCGCCCTTACCACCGCCCGCGCTCATATTCAGACCATTAGGACCAGTGCAAGTACTGTCTCCACCGTTGTTGCCGTCGCGAGTAGGGCTGACACCTGCGCCACCCAGTCCGATCGTCAGCGAAAGCTGTTGGCCTGCGGTCATGAAGTAGCGATCCTTGATGCAGACCGCAGCGCCTCCTCCGCCTCTCGAATTCGTAGCGCCACCCGCGCGGCCGGACGCACCGCCTCCGAACAGCCAAATCCTGACGAAGCAATCGAACGGTGCAGTCCACATCCCGGATGCTGTGATCTCGTCGTAGATAGAGTACGGCGGCACGTCGGACTGGTTGGCAATTACCTTCTGACTCGGGACATCGACAAGAACACGCCATCCGGAATCGACCCCATCGTACTGAATTGGGTAAGCGCGATCCTTCTTGAGATCGCCATCCTCCAGCGCTTCGCCATCGCTGTCGTAAACAGGAAGGATTGAACCCCCATTGACTTTCAACGTCACGGCGCCGGTCGTGTTGTTGGACGGTATCAGCTCCGCTCTGGCGCCATCGGTGAGAGAGGCGAATCCTGCTGCCGCGTCGATTGTCGCCGTAATATCGTTGGTTCCAGAGACGTCCCGAAGCCGTCCCAGCGTGAGTCCCCCCACATAGTTCAGCGTGTCGGCGATATCGTTAGCCAGGTTAGTTCCGGACACGTATCCCAAAGGATCGATATCTCGATTGATTGCCATGCCTCACCCGAATTTTCTGGTCATGATTTCGTTGATCTTCGGTGCTTCGTCGACCAACACCAGCTTGGCCCTCTCGCCCTGCGAACGATCAATGTTCGCGACGAAGCACCGATGAAGAGTGTTGGAAATGGTGGTGATGTTGACGTGAGAACCGACGATGCCATCGTCGGGGAGCGCCTCGTCCAGCTCGATCACGTTTTCGGCGACGCCAACGATATTGCGCTGAATGATGCCGGTCGCGGCGTGGATGAAGACGATCGATCGATCTCCCGCCGTCGTGAACACCTGCTCGACCGTGGGATCATCATCGATATTCGGACCCGGATCGAACCCAGGAATGACTTGATCCAGGGCGATGTGCGTTGGATCGATGACTTGCCGTATCCGAGCGCCGTGTGACCTGTCGTCGAATAGATCGCTGACGACAGATACGAGGTCGCCTTTCTCGCAGATAACACCCTCTATACTCGTGCTGACGATCCACTGCCGCCGGCGCAAATCGGTCTGCAGCAGATCGAAGTAGGCTCGCCTCTGGACAAGCTCTGGGTCAGCGATCGCCTTATACTCCGTACTTTCCCAGTTCTGAATGTCGGCGGCATTATCGAGCGCAACTTCAATTTCATCGCTGCGCCACTCGTCGTCCGCGTTCTGGAACGACACCCGGTATCCCGTGGGACGCTCGGGAAGTACGATATTGAAATCGATCTTGTCTGCATTCCGTGGGCTGAAGGTTTGCACCGGGACGTCGCTGGACCGATTGCGGAAATAATCTATTCCGAACCCATCGGAGTAACGTGGCGTTGCAAATCCAGCGGTGGCGATCGCGGTCAGCGCCTCTCCAACCGTCTCGCCCGCGAACACGGCAGAGCACTCGTAGCCTCTCGAAATACACTCCTGCCGCCACGATACGAAGCTGGCGTCGTCAATCAGAGTTGTATCGAGGCCATAAAACGTCAGGAAGTCATGCAGCAGCTGCCGGTAATGCGTGGCTGGATTTCTGCAGTTGGCTGTTTCCGTTGCCCAAGCCGTGCCGTCCCAGTCGTACACGTAGCGAGCCGCCATCACAGTGATATTGCGGACGGAGTTTCCCTTGCTCTTGAGCGCGACAAGCGCGGTCTGCGGCCATTCTGTTGGATAGCGCGTCGCGATAGCTGTTGCCTGCACGACAGAGATGCGAGCCAGATAAGCGCCTTGTGCCGTCGAAATGGACCAGACAGTGTCTTTGTCGTAGGCGTGAAACAGCGAATATACCGTACCCGAGATCTCATAGTTACTGTTGAGGTCGCCGCTCGCTGTCGCTGCGCCACGCGCGATCTGGAACTCAAACTCGCCTTTCGGAAAAATGGTCTCGTCTAGGAAGACGCGGAGGCCGAAGCGCTGCGAGTTGATGTGGTTGACTGATGTCAGCGGCACGCCGCCGTCGAACCAGGGGTGCGCTTCCCATTGTTTGCCAGACGTTCCGTCAGACAGGGTGCCGGCGGACTCCGGAACCTCTTGCCAGAACTGCCATTGGATTTCACCGTCGATATCTGGCGCGCCGAAAGCTTCATCCCAACGTAACCGCACGTCCCGGATCAGCGTCGCAGTCGACCGGCCTATGACGTGCATCTCCGGCAGATTATTCCAGACATTTCCTCCTTTCGGGCGAAAGCGGATGCGCAGCGGAACCCGCATCTTTGTACTGGCGCTGTCCGACGTGGCAAAGCCGTCGACGCGCAGCCGAATGGATATCTCTTCGAGCTTGTCATGCCCCGGCGTCGAGAAGGAGTGCCACCTCGGCTCAGAGTTGGACGGCGTGGACTGGTCCTCGAGCTTTGTCCCATCGACCTGGAACGTCGAGAGTTCTTCTCCGATACCGACAGGCGCAGAAATTTCGTCGATAAATGTATAGACGCCTTCCGCCTCAGTTCCGCTTTTTATCTCGAACGAGATCGCAGGGATGCTGGTTGCTGGCGTGCCATCAACCCAAACTTCGCTCAGGTCGTGATGGCCGTAGAACGCAACACACCTGTCGATTGTCTGAATGCCATCATCGATGTAACCGCGCGGCTGCACGATGTCTGGGGGCGCGACGCGTCGTCTCCCAACCACGACGGGGAGATAGGCGTTCTTTGCCAGCACGTTCCCGTCGGACGATACGTCCTGGTAGGCGTTTGACTCCTTTGCCGCTTGCCGGGATCCGAGATTTCCGGCATCCGGCGGGAAGAGCTTTGCTAGCGCAATCGATCCACCAATTGCGATACCGGCACCCAGAGCCCCCGATGCGATTGCGAATGCTGTCGTTCCGGCAGTAAAGCCAAACGCGCCTGCTAGGAATGTACCGATACCCGGAGCGAGAACGGCTAGCGCGATAGAAGCAATCGTCGCAAAGAGATTGCCGATCTTGCCGCCGTTGGGACGATACGTGAACCTGAGGACACCAGAACGGCGCGGCCGGATGCGCGGCCAAAGCTCTGCGGAAACTCGGCGCCATTCTCCGTTCGGTTCCAGCACCCAAGCTGCAATACCGTCCGTGCTTCCATAGGCATAGAGAGCGATTTCCGAAATGCTTGATCCTTGACGCACCGGCGTATGCTGCCACGGCATCGAGAACCCGCCAGGGCGGTGAGCAATGCTAATTCTGTCGCTCACGCAATGCTCCTATGCCTGAAATAACCTGTTATGCGATGGCGGATCTGACGCGATGCGAGTGGAACCGCGACACATCCCGTTCCCTCTGAGGAATGAACGACAAGTCCGCACCAATGGATTCCAATGTGCCCCGCTTCGAGCATTACTCGCCCCGTCGCGGCACGCATCACCACGGCATCGTCATCGTTCGGGCTAATGACCGCGCGCCAGTCGGACCGAGCTTCGAATCCTGATTGCATGCCGCAAACGCCCGGATCGATGTGGGATCGTTCTTTGAGCTCAATGCCGAACCGTTCTCGATACCAGATGCAGACGATCCCCCAACAGTCAGCGCCGCTCCAGTCGCTTCGACCAGGGACATGTGGCACGAGCTGCAATCGCTCAATCAGGTCTTGTGGCGTCATCAGGCCGTGAAGAAAACGCCGGGAAAAAGCTTCCGCGTGGTCCGCATGAATGGAACCGGCTCCTGGAGCGTCGCTCTCGGCCCGAGGTCGCTGGTGATGCGCACGCTGTTGCCGCTAGCTTGACCCAGGATGAACAGGTTCTTGGTATCCATGAGAGCTACGTCAGGAATGGAGCTATCGATTAGAAGAATGCGACACCCGATACGGTTTCTCGCCTGGTTGATCGCTGCTCCGATCACTCTTGAAATGTTGCTCATGTCCAGATGCACGGATGGATCTTGGTCTCCCGATCCCGGCAACGAAATCGAGATGTCCGTGGCGACGTAGGTATGTCCGTTGTGGACGATGTCTTCGTTGTTGATCGCAGCCCTGTGCACCGTCGCACGCCGGTCTTCGGTGAATTCCATTAGGATGATGTGCGCATCCGCGATCGGATCGCGGTTGAGCTTATTGCGCTGAGCGATTGTGACGTTTGGCATCAGACTTCATCCAACTGAAACGTCGCGCGCCAGTATTTGACTTGCAGATGGGAAATGTTCGGCATGCCAGATCCGAACCGAACCTCGTAAATCGTGCCTTTGGTTGGGTGCGCCCAATTGAATATCTGAGTGCCTCCGTCTGATGTCGTTTCGACGAACGCCTCAAGGACTGCGAGCTGGTCGGCGTCCAAGATCAGAGTCATCGAGAAGCTGCGTAGGGAGCGTGTGAAGCGCTTGCGGCGCCGGGACGCGCCAACCTGCGCCTGGTCGTCGACGAACGGCGGCACGTAAGTCTCCTGCAGCGTGCCCGCCTCCGGAAGTGGAAGCGAGCCGGGCCAGTCGATCGAAGCCATCAGCCTACCTTTGCCTCGGAGCTACGCGCGCGCCATATCGGCCACCCATAGACTTGTCGAACTTCCCGCCAGAGAAGCCGCCATTCACGGCCCCGATCACGATGTCGATGATTTCCCCGTCGTTCGTCTGTCTGCGACTTTGGGAAACCTCAGAACCGCTATTATTGACGATGTTGACCTCGACCGTTGTCGTGCCACCGCCATCGATTCCGAGCCTCCCGCCTGGGCCGCGACGTAACGGGATGATCGCTTCCGGACCAGCCTCACCCATGAGACCCGTGCCGTTGGCCAAGGGGAACATCGTCGGACGATTGACGACCCCACCTCGAGCGAACGGTATGACATTGCCGCCAGAGAAGACATTGCCTTTTGCCGAGGGAAGGATCGTCGTCGCCCATCCAGAGCCCGATCCCGAACCAAACAAGTCAAAGAGGTTTGGCAGCATGCCCCCCTTCTGGAGGTTCGAGAACAAGACATCGAACTGGCTGTCCAGCAGCTTGTCAGCGAGCCGGCCAAGGGCATCCGTCGCGGCATCGATGGCGGACTTCCCTTGACGCATCCCGCCTACGAAAGATGAGACGAAGTCTTTTTGTATCTCGAACGACGACTTCATCTGCTCGGTAAGACGCACCTCGCCGGCCAGCATTTGCGCATAGGCGCCAGATATCTTGCCGTCAGTGAGCAGGCCCAAACCATTCAACTTGTCATAGACCGTCTGCTCAATGGCGTTCCGACCAAGCTGCTCCCGCTCGAACATGAGATCTCGCAGAGCCTGAGACTGCTTAAGCTCCTGATTGATCTCGGCGAGTTGGAGTCGTTCAGCGACCAACGCCTCATAGTGCGTTCGATCGTATTTGTTCTTGTCTCCGTAAAGCTTGAGCGCCTCTTCTTCGAACTGATGGCGGACTTCCATCTGGGCGCGCATCTTTTCTTGGACGAGAGCGGAAGCACCCTGGAGCGCGAGATCCTGCCGAGCGAGTTCGACCGACTGGCGGGCTTGAAGAAGACGCGCCTCAAAGTTCTTTCGTGCCTTTGCGGCGTCGTCATCTTCCGATGGAGATGCGGTCGGGCGAGAGAGTCCGAGCGTCTTGAAATCCTGATCGGTCGCGATGCCCTTAATTGCCCGAATGGCGGCCTCGACCTCCCTAATTTTCTCCGCTGTGGATATGGCGTTGTCGCCAATTTTCAGGAGTGTCTGTGCGAAGCCAACTTCAAATGCCTTATCGCTTTGGGCCAAGTTGTCGATGGTCGCTTTGAACTGAGCAGCGTCAACCGCTCCTTCCTGGAATTTCCTGATGGCATCGTTCACGGCGTCGATTGTTGCCAAGCGTTGGCTATCACCGCGAGCCAAGAAAGCGGGCAGCGGGCTCGCCTGCTTGGAGATCGATTTCAACTCATCCTGTAGCGCTCGAAGACTTGCCAGCTCTTGCGTGAGCGTGCCTTTGGCAACGTTCTTGTACCACTCTCCGGAGGCATCGGAAGCGCGCTCGTAGGCCTCTCTGATCTTCTCGACCGCCGAACGATGAACGTCTAAAGCCTTGGTCGCCTCAGATGCCCGCGTCGCCCAGTAGCCAATGCCAATCGCAATCGCAGTAAAAGCCATACCTAGCGGCCCTCCGAAGAACGCCAGAACATTTCGGAGTCCGGCCATAGCAACAGATGCTGCTCGAGCTGCGATCGTCGTTCGGCTTAGCGCGGCGGTATGGGCGGCCTCCGCCGCAGCTACCGCATCGGTCGACGCCGCGTGTCTGATATTGTCATTGATGGCCGCTTTCGTAGCGGCGCTTGACGTCGCCGCCACTGCTAGACGGGATGCCGCTACCTCGTCTTCGACGCGCCTCAGCGCTGTTCGCGCCTGAATAACGGCTCTCGTCGCAACGTGCTGCCGCGCAAGCGCGGCGGTCACTTCATCCGTCGACCGCGTCACAGCGGCATGCGCCCGAGCAACGGCAACTTCCTCAGCCGCCTGCGCTCGCTGTGCTTGCGCCATTTCAAGCGTCTGCCGAAGCTGGGTGGCCGTCGCCTGCGCGTCGCGGAGCTTTTCCATAGCGGCAAGGCGATCGGCTTGGGCGGCCTCAAATGCGCTCCTAGCACGCATCTCGTTCGCTCTAGCACCGCCGATGAGAACGGCGTTGCCGCTAGCGACGGCGGTATAGAACTGAACCGCAGTCCTCGTTGATTCCAGGAACGCCGCCACGACGCGTCCCGCGAACACGACGCCGACCACGATTGCCGCCTTGACGAGCATCTCAAGACTGTCGGCAACCGAGATAACCGCTTTCGCGAACGTTTCTGAGATCTTGTTGCTTTGGTCGAATACGCCGACTGCCTGAAGCAGCGAGTTTCGCAGAATCATGAACGAGTCGGCGATCGTCGCCGGCATGCGATCGGCTTCGTCGCGCAGGTCCTGCATGGCGCTCACAACGCCATTATAGATCACATCCCGAGTGATTTTTCCCTCGTTGCCGAAACGGCGGAGTTCATTCGAGCTGATGCCAAGCTGCTTTGCGAGAAGTTCGACGACCCGGCCGCCAGACTGAATGACGGTATTGAGTTCCTGCCCGCGCAATGAACCAAGTGCCATGGCGCGGCCAAGCGCTTCCTGTACCATCGCCGCGCGCTCGCCCTTGGCGCCTGATACGACCAGCGCGTTATTCAGGGCTTCGGTGAAGTCGAGTTGCTGCGTCGTCGTCTTTCCGAGTTCCTTCAGAACTGATGCATTTCGAAGGAACGACTCTGCCGTCAGTTCCAGGGATGAATAAGTTCGCCTGGCGATCGCCGATATGCGCTCCATGACAGATGCGCTGCGATCCATATTCCCGACTGCGAGTCCGACCCGGGCACTGAGATCTGACCACGCATCTGCGAAGCCAACAGCAAACCGCCTCAACGCCAGTACTGCCCCGCCTATCCCCAAAGCCAAAGCAGCCGTGCTAAGACTCGTCTGACTGATGAGTGTGCCGAGCGAGCGAAAACGCGATGCGATGCCGCCGAGCGGACCGTCAATGGCAGCCGTCGCCTGTCCGATCTTGCGAAGCTTCTCGCTGGCTTCGTTGGTAACTGACCCGAAACCGCGCGCGGCATTCTCGGCCTTCTGCGCCGCAAGCGTCATGCGGTCTAGTTCCGTCGAGCCTTTGGCAAGTTCGCTCGTCTCGACCCGGAAGCCTAGAGCCGCGATGTCGTCCATTCTGGATTTATCCTATGCTCGCAGTTAGGCTGCCCGCCTGACAAAGGGGGAAGCATGCGCTGGTTGTTGGCTATCGTGGCGATTGCAGCCGCGTCTGCGGGGACGTGGGCTCTGGTCGGAAATCCGTTCGAGCCACCGCTCTACCGAGTCTGTGAAGGCGAACTGAAAGAACGGCTGGTGGCGCCGGCCGGTTACAAGAGAGTCGCTATCGCGGACGTCCGAGAGAAGATGTCCCGCGAGGATTTCGTGAAAATGCTGCGCGACACGAAAGAGGTGAAGACTCTCTCGGAACATCTGCTAGAGCGCTATGACAGTGGAGCATCGTTTCCGACCACCTTCGCTCTGGCGATCACTTACGACGCTCCCAACGCGTTCGGAACTCCGCTACGCCAGCTCGCTACCTGCGAGTATTTCAGCAAGTATGGTGATGCGAGCCGCGCATCGGGTCTCGACGTTCGCGTCAATGGACGGACGCACATGGAGCACTTAGTTGATCGCGTCGTTGACGCTCAAGGGCCGGGGTTCGCGACACGGAACGTTAATCGCTAGCGCCTTTTGCGCCACCATCCTTCGGCGGCTCGACGGCATTCACTCGGAGATAGATATCGTCAACGTCTTCGATGATCTGAACCTCCCAAGGCTCAAGCCGTAAGCCTGAGTATCGCGAGAAGGCGGCAATTGCGTCCCAAGTGATCGGCTCTAGCCCGCCAAAGCCGCCCGCGGTTCGCCGGCGCAACCGCCAGAACGCGGACCAGATGTAGGCGATTTCCAGCGGGAACGGCGGAAGTGCCAGTTCGGCTTCCAGAGCCTGAATGCGATCTGCCGCTCCTTTCCGCTCCGCTCTTTCGAGCAAAGAGAGAAGGCGATCACGCCTCGACCGGCCTTCCTCAATTTTTGTAGACTCAAAGAACCGCTCGGCAAACTCCGCTATTTGTTCTCCGAGCGCTTCGTAAAAGAGTTGTCATCCACGAGGAAGTTGACCGCCTGCGAAAGAAGCCATTCGTAGTTCGGATCGAGAAGAAGCTTGCGCGCATTCTCTTCGCTGAACGGATATGGCTTTCCTGCGAACGAAATGGGCGACCAATCGATCAGTCTGCCGGCGACGAACTGCACGTTATTCTCGCGTTCGATGGCCGGGTCCTTTTCGGGCTCCACCCATTTCTTGCCGTTGATGATCGCCTGCTGCTGCAGTCGCTCTTTGTGCAACAGTTTTCGGTTAGCCTTGTCTCGCTGCTCGATCGTCTTCGGATGCCCAGGGCCGCTGAATTCCCAGGTCCAATTGATCTTCCCCGCAGGAGCTACCACCTGCATCATAGCGGACTGCGACAGGGCGAAATCGGCCAAGTCGAACACGTCGTCTTGGCCGCTGCTTTCTTTACTCGACATCGTGGAAATTCCCCTCTGTGTTTCTGGCCGGATTTAAGCTCAGGAGTACGTGAACGCGGTTGCCTTCGAGCCCGTACCCGAAGCCGTCGTCACGTCGACGGTAACCGAGCCGGCGCCATGAGCTGGCGTTTTGCAGGTGATGGTCGTTGGATTGACCGTGACGACGTCCGTTGCTGATGCGCCGCCGAACTTCACACTGATGACGCCGATGAATTTGGTGCCGGTGATCTCAACATCCGTACCGCCAGAAGCAGAGCCAGTCGTGACGTCAAGGCTCGCAACCGTCGGCGCCGGAACTGCCGCGCTCAGCTTCCGGAAGATCTTGGTGTTGAGATCAATCGGGAATGTCTGCTTGACGACGTTGTTGACAGAGCCCTGGTTCACAGCTTCGCCAGAGACAAGGCCGATGAAGTATTCGACGGTGTTGGAATAGTTCACGGCACGAGCGTCGGAACGAACCACTTTGAAGGCATAGTTGAAGTCGGTGGCCTGTGCCGCGGCAAGCGCGACCTGACCGTCATCCAAAGGGTCGACGCCAACAACGATGGTTTTCGTTCCTGCGTCTCGCGTCCCCTTCAGCTTTCGCGTGCGACCGTCACTCGCACTTGCGAATGTAATCTTCTCCGCAGTGTCGCCGTGCTCGCCGAAGTCCTCGATTTCTTCGACTTCGATCCAATCGTTGATCGCCTCGAAGAGTGCGAGAGCGGCGCTGTCTGTTGCCGAGTTGTAGGTATCGGGATTTACCGAGACCGGCGAAATAAAGAG